CGGCATTACACCGGGGCTCATGGGTTGGGAGGAATGTCAACCCTTACTCTGTCGTTATGACTTCCGGCAACAGGTATGCCGCCTCGTTTTTACGTTTGAACAGCCGTGCCTCAATCAGATTGCTTAGCCAATCCGTGATATCGTCAGCGTTGTTTTCGATAACACGCAAGGCTCCAGCAGACAGATCACTTATGACCATATCAACGGCTGTGTCCAATATACTTCGTGCATCCTCTTTGCTCAATTTACCGTCCGCGCTTTTCTCTTTTAGCCCATCCACAATACTCGCCTGCAGCCGCGCCGTAACGTTATCGGCAACGGTCTGCGCTTCATCAATGGCCGATCGGATAGCCTCATTACTCGTTTTGCCTTTAAGCCACGTAAAAGCGGCTTTTGTCAGTGGTATGATGACGGCAGAAAAAACAAGACCGACAACCGCAATAACGATCTCGGTCAGGTCAACGCCGATACCACCTCCCTCCGTGCCGTCCGCCGCCAGTGCGACAGTAGGCATAAGCGCTATCAACAGTATTGTAATAACCAGTATCAATACCTTTCTCATGATTCCCTCACTTTCTATTGTTTATTAGTTAACCCGTCTATTCTGTGATGAGCTGATTTACAGCTTTCCTCAACACGGGTTATCCTGTCGCTGTGGTTCGATATACAGGCTTTCATGTCCCGCACTTCGAGCAATGTATCATCCGACCGCCGACGGATATACGTCAATTCGCCCATGATCGCACCTTGTGCAGCACCCTCGTCTTTATCGTCTTTTCTTGCCGTTCTGCGCCAACCAAGTATGCCAATAACAATGCCGACGATACCCACTACAGCGCCAATCACCATTGATGTATTTCCGTCCATGTCGGTCACCGCCTAGCTATCATATTTGTCTGCGGTGGTTTTAATGATAGAAAACGCGCCGCGCATGGCCATCATCTTGTCGGTCAGCTCTTTGACTTGCTTCTCCAGCGCCTTGATTTTCTCCGCATATTCAGAAGCATCGCCTTTTGCCTCTAACAGTTCGGCAATCTTCGCTTGCGTGTTCGGGCCCGCTATGCCGTCAACCTCCAAGCCATTGTCACGCTGGAACTTTAGAACCATCGCTTCTGTCGCGGGTCCGTAACTGTTATCGTCAGCCAGTGTATAACCCAGCGCGGTCAAGTCGCGCTGCAGCTGGCCAACAGCCGCGTTCTTATCTCCCCTTCTCAATGCCATTGTCTCGCCCTCACTTCCTTCAATAATCTCTTTTTCAAACACTTTCAGCCGTCCAAACCGGTTCCAGCCCGTGGCCGAGAGTTTTTCGCGCACGACGCCGTCATCACGGCCTTTGGCGTGCACAACATATTCACCACCGCCGACATATACGCCGACATGGTACATTTTGTTCTTTGTGCTGTATTTCTTGAATACTAAATCGCCCGGCTGCAGATCGCTTTTGCTGATCGGATTGCACTGGTCAAAATACAGTCCGTTGGCCGTCGTATCGTGCCCAATCAGCTCATTGTCAAGCAGATACTTAACCACAAGCCCGCTGCAATCATATGCGATCAGCGTTAACCCTTTTTCGGCGTGGTCGTTGAACGCCGCCAGCGCACGCTTATAGTTCTTGTCCGAGTTTTCGAGCTTATAAATCAGCGTCGGTGTCATCACCTGCCCCTGTGCGCCCCATACATATAGACACCCGATCTGTTTCAAAACCCACTCAATAAATTCCTGTACCATCCCAATCCCTCACTTTCGTAAATAAAAATACGGTTATATTTTTTTAACGAGCAATAGTTCCAATTGCCAGCCAAGAGTACCCATAATCTGCGCTGTCAGAAAAAACAGATGGCGCGTTCCCGTCTGTTGATATGCGCGAGAGCCTAACTTTAAAACTTGATACACTAATATCTTCTGTTGATGCTGAAACATCAACCCCTGTTGTAAAACTCTCTATATCGGATGCTGCATGGGCGGCACCACCTATGATTGATACAATTACAATCGGTACGCTGTCAAAAGATTCGTCAAAAGATACTTGTTCTGTCATAGTTCTCGATGTATTGTCACCCTGAATATATCCCCAGCCTTGTTTTATGCATTGATTTAACACGGTATTAAATGTATTGTTGTCACGCCTTAATATCGCTATAGGCACTTTGCTTGTGTTTATCCCACTATCCTTCAACGCCTTGCCGCTTGTGCCGTCAAATGCGGCGAGATTGCCGTCTGTAGAGCTGGCGGGGCCGGTGACGTCGCCCTGTGGTATGGCTTTCGCTTCAAGGCTAGATATTCGCGCAGTGTTACTTTCGACCTGGCTTTCAGTCGTGACAATCTTTTGCCCGAATGTGATATACAGTTTATCGGCCGCGCCCTCTTGATAGACCTTCCGCGCGACCAACACCCGCAAGGCCTCGCCCATCACCGTCACGATATCGCCGAGGGTAAAATCTTCGTCATAGATGAACGGTCCGTCGAGCGCATCAGCGTTGACCGTGATGCCCTTCTCGACTGTTATGAGAGCCGCTTTGCCGATGGCCTGCAGTTCTGTCGCGTCGCTGGTGTTGCCCCCGTCGACGATCACCTCACGCCGTGATATGCCGGATGCTGACCCGTATGCCTCAATAACACGGCTGCCGTTAGCATCCTGCCCCAGCACATACGCAAAGTTTCTCACGTTTGCATTGCTGTCCTTTTCCTCGCCGGATGTAATATTGTCATAGTCGATGTCGAATATTACCGGCGCATTGCCGTCCGTATTGGCCGCTGTGCGGTCAGCACCTTCGTATACGTCGACGTCAATTTTTGCCGTTGCGAGGTCTATCGCGCCGTACAACCCAAGGCCGTCCATGGCCAGCAGTTTTTTGACCTCTTGATCAAGCGGCGTCTGCAATACTGTCGCATTGATTGTGCTGCCTTTGTCGGCGTTTGCTTCGACGTTGATCAGTGATACGATACGGTCTGTGTCCGTTGCGCTGACAAGCGCTCTATCAATGAGATCCTTTGCGACATACTCCGTGGTTTTGCTGGTGTATGTGAGCGGCGTCGTGCTGGTGTTCGCAGCTCTGCCCGCAAAAATCCAAAACACGTCATAGCCGATGATGTTGAGCATGTCGCCCTGCTCGTCGTACTCTTTCGGCTCATCGGTTATGATAAAAAGGTGCTTGAGATCAGCAGGATCGTAAAAGTAATTGCCTTTGACCAAATACTCCGCATTGTTTGCGTCGGCGTCTACGGTGATTGTTGCAACAGACTGCCCGCCGTGTACAAGCGTCGGTATGAATGTCTCGTAATTATCAATTTCGCCCACATAAGCAAGGGCGTTGTCGAGTATCTTTATCGTCATCGCGTATAAATTCTGAAATAGCTCAGTACTGACGAACCATAGTCAGTGGTGTCATAGACCTTGATTTCCGTTGCGCTGTTAAAGTACACCTGCCTCACATCCAGTGTGGCCTTGTCCGATTGCATACCGATCATGTAGGCCGTCGCACACGGCGGTTTGCCTGTCGACAACAACGGCAATACAAGTGAAGCATATACTGCACCGTTGTCTGCCGATACTGTTGATATCACGAGAAGCATCTCACTTTTGCCCGCTTGTGATGCGATGTTTATCGTTGTAGGGTCGGCCGATATACTCGCGTTGGCTATCAATGTCCAATCAAGCGCGTCGGCATGGAATTTTGCCTTTGTGACCGCGCCATCATTGATGCGCGAGGTTGTTACCCAACTATCCCCCGCAATCTCCTGCAATACCGTCTCAACGTCTGTGGCTGTGAATTTGCTGCCTGCGTCCGCTATAGCAACATTAGCCGCGATGAACGACAGCGGCACCTGTGCGATGGCTCTGCGGTCTGTGTATGTGAAATTGCTTGCATCGGTCTCACCTGTCGGGATAAGCACTTCGGCCAGTGGGTACTGGTACTGGCTGTCTGTCTGCACAAGCGACGCATCCGGAGCCGTCGGCGATCCTGCGGCTGTACCCTTGACGATAATGATACGGCTGTCCCTCACGCCGCCTGCGGGGTCAGGGTATGCTTCAAGACACACAAGATCAATGCGCGGGTTTGACACATTCGCTGCATCGTGTGTGACCTGCTCTGCAGCTGTGTGCACTTCCGATCGGATGCCGTTGGTATATGCCACGCCAAGCGCAACCTGTGACTTCATCGTACCGGCGACAGCTGACGCCTGCATCTGTGTTGTCAGCGCTTCGCCGCGCGTCGCGATACCGTTCGTGATAAGGTCTTTAAACCTATAGTTATAGTCATAGTAATAAAATGGCCTGTCCGTGCCGCTTGTCGGCATCATGGATCCTTTTATGCCCATGGTTTACACTCCTGAATAAAGATTTTTGTATTTCAGCTCGACCGCCGCAGACGCTGCCCCGCTCGTTGCCGATAATGATATTGTCGAATTGCCAACCGGCAGGCTGAAAAATGTACTGGTCGGGTCAATCAGACTGTTGTTTTTCACAAGTTCGCCGGTGCTGATCGTTTCGACGTATACAATCTTGTTGCCGTATGCCGTGTATATGTGCAATCGCGTATCAGAATCAAGCGTTTTGTTGAGCAGGATAAACTCGCCGGTATCTTCGAGCGTGATCTTCGGGTCTTCACTGACGCCCTGCCATGTGATTTCAAGCGGAGCGGGTACATCGCCGCTATTCGTCACGATCTGACTCGCCGCCGCTACTTCGCCCACATAGAACGCGCCGTCAAAGTACGTCGGGGTTTCCCAAAAGAACCCGCCACTAAGCCCGACAAGCCCGATCTGCGTGTACGTGAGATCACGCCAGTACGGGTAATACGCTGTCATGGATATTACGCCGATCTGCGAATGGAACCCGAATACGTTTTTATCCGTGCCGAACTCCGGCTCTTCATCGATCTTTACATCAATCTCGACGCCAGTTGTAAAATAATCGTTTTGGTATTTCACCTTGCCCTCGTCGAGCGCCTGAGACATGATGCGCTTGACCTCGCGCCGCTTTTGGAACATATCCGAATAGCCGCTGCCGAGTATGCAAAATTCAAGGATAAAATCACGCGGCATGCCGTTTTGCCTCTTGTATGTCTCGCCGTCCTGCCGGTAGCCGCGTTTTGTTATTGCTTTGCTTTTGGCCGGTTTCATGTTGAAGTCATACAGCCGGTACACCGTGCCCTGGTTAGAAAATACGATTGATTCTCCGCTGGCGTTCGTGAATGTGACAATCTCTTTCATTATGCACTCCTCATCGCCCAGCGCAGAGCGCTTTGTTTTTCTGCCTGCCGTATGATCTCAATCGGCGACGCCTGCGGACCCGCATATATGTTGTACGTATCGCCGCCGCGCATCAGCCTTTGCGTATCCTCGTTGTTGATCACGTTCGCGCCTGCTGGCAGCTGCACAACCTCCGGCCCTCTCTCCCCGACAAGGTACGCATCCGTTGTCTCGACGTAGCCGCCTTCCGCAAAACCTGTGCGCGCGGATATCGACATAGAACCGCCACCGGACGTGGTCGGCATTCTCGATGATGACGGAGCTGTTACCTTCGGCGCTGAATAGCTGTTGATTGCAGCCATTGTCGCCGTGTTGTTAAAATCAAAGCTAAAGTCTTGATAGTCGTTCATGCCGAGGATGTAGCCAATGCCGTCAATGATCCATTTGATTGTTGCAACGATTATCCCAAGCGCATCAGAAATGATGGCCAATGGAACTTTAAGTGCTTCAAGCGCTGGCTTTAACGCGTCGATCAGTGGTGCCAATGCTTCAAATAGCGGGTTGAGAATCGGCATGATGTCCTGTGCAAGATTAGCCAATAGATCGAATATAGGCTGCAAAGCGCCGAGCAATGGATCCAGCAGCCCAAGCACCGAATCAAGTATCGGATCAAGAGCCTCAAAAAGCGAATTGAGAAGAGGCAAAACCGTATCAGCGACCAGACTCATTACTACGTCCAGCACAGGAGTTAATGCTTCAAACACTTTTTTAAGTATGTTCACTACCGGCGGCAGGATCGTTTCTGCTATCTCACCAAACAATTCAATAAATGGCGGGAGCAAATCTTCTATAATTTGCGTAAATAGCGGCAATAGTTCATCTATTGCAGGAGCAACGACATCTGTAAATACGTCTGCAAATAAAGGCAACAAATCCATAACGGCAGGAAGAACCGTTTTTGATAGGCTGTCTATAATTGGAATAACTGCGTTCATAACGCTGGTAATCGTATCCTTGATCGTAGGCATATTTTGCCGTACCGTATCAAGCAGATCATCGAATGTGGGAATTAGCGCTTGCCCAACCTCCGCAAATAAATCCTGAAAACTCGTTTTCATCAGCTCAACTTTAGTTTTGGTGTCGAGCGATTCTTCGTTGTACGCATCCAGCGCATCTGTGGACTGCTCTGTCGCGAGCTGGAGCAGCGCCTGCGCTTCTGCCGCGTTGGATATCTCACCGTTAGCATCAGCAAGCCCCATCTCCATAGCCTTTTGCTTGACCGTTGTCGCGTTGACCTGTATGCCGAGCCTCTTTAATGACTCATATTCACCCGTCAATGCCGCCTGAAACGCCCCGGCCACGTCCTCCGCGCTATGTGTCGCGCTGTTGAAGTTAGTCAGTGCGCCGACAAGATGCAGTGTGTCCGCAGTCATGCCTGTGGCTTCGTCACGCGCAAAGCCCATAGGCACAAGCAAGTCCTGTATGCCCGACGCCATAGACTGCGCAGCCGCCTGTGTGGCGGGTGTGAGCTTCTGAAACTCATCGATTGTGTCAAGCATCTGCGACTGATAATCACCGAAAACCGTCTCAAACTTTGCCTGTGTCGCTTCGAGGGCTGTCGCGTTCTCATATGCGCTTTTGCCAATGGCAACAATTGCGGCACCTGCCGCGATGGTCAATGTGCCGAGCGCCTTACCCGCGATGCCTGCGCCTTTGGATATTTTAGAGCCGATAGACGAGCCCGTTTTCCCGGCTCTTTTATCTACGGCATCAAGATCACGGTCGACCTGCTGACCGCCTTTCAAGTTTATTTCGCCGAACAGGTCAAATACTTTTAATGCCATTACCTCATCCTCTTTCGCGTTTTCCGTTTGGCTCGCACATCGTCGACCATGGTTTCTATCTCGTCATAGCTCATGCTGGCTGCTTTCGCGGCGTCTTTGAGCCTGTCTTTGTACTGTGCATACGGCACGTACTCCGCTCGTGTTTTGCTGGGCGTCAGCATGTACGGGGTAAGGTACCCATGCAGCCACTGCTCCCACAACTGCCGCTCTGCGTCTTTTGCCTTGCTATGCATGTACGCTGCGAGTGTGTCGAATGCATCATTGTCAAGCGCACCGCGGTCGAGAGCATAGCAGTAAAAATCTATTGCGCTTCTTCCTCGTCCTTCGTATTCGCCACCAGCATCCGCAAGGATAGCTTGATGGCAGATTTGAAAAAACCCGCAAACTTCTCACTTCCAAACACGTCTTCTGTGATTTGGTCGAACTCTTCAAAGTCCATGTTAGCGACGTCCTGCTTGCTGGTTACGGCCTGCATGAACGCGTTAAACTCCGGCTCAATGTCGCCGATGGAGCTGATGACAAGCTCTATCATTTTCTGCGACTGCTGCTGAGCATACTTTTTATCCTTGCTGATCTTCTCGAGCTGTTCCGCCGTGTAGCCCGTTCCTGCTTGTGTGATGCCTGCCTTTGCCAGCACCTTTGTGAACAAGAACAGGTGATGCGCTGTAAACCGGTATTTATTCTTCGTTTTTGGAGTTGTCGTTTTTTGACTCATGGGTTTTCCCTTTCCGTTTGTCGCTCCGGAAGCCTTGCCGCTCAAGCAGCGCGATCTCCGTTGCGTCGTTCGTCTCGTATTCGCCAGAAATAAAACGGACCGTATGATACGGCCCGTTACTGTCAGCGAATGTTACCTTGACTTCGCCATAAAATTTCATGCTGCTACCTCTATGCAGCCGCCAGTGTTACCGCGACCGCTTCTGTGGCCGAGTCTACCGTCACAGTGCCTGTACCCGTCGTGAACAAAGCCTTTGCGATGCTGTAGTCGACCTTGCCGAACGTGCATGTAAATGTCGCTTGACCGCTTGCATCCGTTGTGGCTGTTTGTCCGTCACTTAGCGTGATTGTCGCGCTTTCCACGGCTGCCTCGGCTGCATCAGTCACTGTGAATGTCACGGCTCCCGCTTCAACCTCAACATAGTACGGCCATGTCGTGTCGTCGTCCGGGTCGAATGTGGCGTGATCAAATACGCCCGTCAGTGTGACGTTCGCGATTGTTTCTTCGTCTTTTCTGCCAACCCACTCAAGCGGATTTAGCCCGATCGCATCTTGAATGACGATGACGATGTTATCGCCGCCGCGTGTCATACCGACAAATGCGATATTGGTCAGATACGAGTTAGTTAGGTCGTTCGTGCGGTACAGCTTTTGCGTGCCGCCTGATGCCGTCTGCGCTGCCACGCCCGCATAAAAGTCCTTGATCGATTCCGCATCAATGCGCAGCTGCGGCGTGGTAAGTTCCGGCCGCATAGACACAAGATCAATCGCACCCTTTACGGGCCCGAAATCACCGTTGCCGCTCCGGTCCCGAAATACCGCGTTGTCCGTGAACCTGTTTTCGCCTTTAGCCAAACCGATACGGAACTCGTTTGTCTCGCCGTAATTGGCGTATATCGCGCCTGCGCCGAGAAGCTCATTATACGGCTGGCCAAGACCAGGATAACCCTTGTTCATTTTTCATCTTCTCCTTTTAATTTGTTTCAAAATACTGCACCGTCCAGCTGATACGCATACGGTACATACCCTCATCTGACGTCGGCAGTCCGCTCTGTCTTACCGGTTGCTTCATGTCGAACGCAAACCCGTTTGAGCTTACAAATGGATCGCTCTGTACGCCATTCTCGACCGTGTCCGCAACATCATCTAACGGCTTTAAAATTTTGTCGAATGTCCGGTAATACAGATCAAGATGCACCGTCGCCTGTCGACAGTCGTTGTCATTGTTTAGGCCGTCAATGGTCGTGGCCATGGAAAACACGCCGTATGGGTTTGATGTGGTTTCACCGACTGCGCCCTCTTCCCATAGGTCGCTGACGTATGTCGATAGTTTTGTAAATATGCTTTGCTTGAGTGCATCCATGTTCATAGCTTGCTATATACCTCTCTTGCGATTCTTGGATACGCCCCCGCGTTTTGCGTGGCGCCGTTTTCCATAAAGTGTTTGCCTTCCATGTACCGTGTGCCGAGCTCTTGAAACGGTGCATACTCGACGTTGGTACCGATGACCGCCGTTTCGCTGTCATTGTCACCCGTGATAGAATCGCGGAGCCTGCCGGTGTCAACCGTTGCTAGCTTCTTGATATCGCCCTCAGCGAGCCCGCGTATCAGCCGCAGGATATCGCTGTTTGCATCCTCGATCCGCGTCTTGACTTGTGGCACGTAACTTTTATAGCCCATCTTTGAACATCTCCGGATTGTCGACAATTAGCTGATGCAAAGCCCCAGCGAGCTTATCAACAAGCATTTCGTCGCCTTGATTTTCCCTATCTCCGAGATTCCAAAAAATCCCGTGTACAACCTCGTGAAGAAAGTCACGATGATTTACCTGTTCGTCTTGCCCACAGCAGATTTCGATTGTCGCTTTGGTAAAAAGGATATTCGCGCTATAGTTTGGCCCCATGTCTAGGCGTTCCACATTCTTCTTAACGTCGAACACGACGCCGCCGATCTTTACTTTGTCCGGTATAATCATGTTAAATCCTCGCTGCTCGTGCGTTTTAGCATCACCTTGTAGTGATGTCCGCGCCCAACCGTGTCCTTTGGCTCCGATGCGACTCTGTACGTCCTGCTGCCGTCTTTAACCCTGCACGCGCGCGTAATGGCTACAGTCACAGGGCAAAATAGCTTATAGTCCGCATCAACGCCCATCTTGCTATTAATTTCAATGTCCTCGCTTTTGAGCTGGTTGATAAGACCTTGAAAGCTCGTCTCTGCCCATGTTGTCACGGCACCACCGCGATTATTCTTGTTTTCGCTCGGCGTCATCAATGTAAGCGTCTTGTAGTGATCATTAATTGCCATACAGTCTCACCACTGCCTTATCGTCATAGACCGTGCCTATTCTAGGGAGATCGTCATAGATAGACCTGTATTCGCCGAGCCGCCCGGAGAACGCCGCCTGCCAGCCGCCGCCGCGCTGTACGCCAAGCCCATAGCTAACAGAATAATCGTCAATAGACTCCTGCTGTACGGCCTGCACAGCCGCTGGATGCGCTGCGCACCATGTCTCAATATCCGTCACGAGCGAAAGAAACGCACGCGGAGGGCGCAACGCAAAGATATGCACGACACCGGTGTTGGTTTCGTCGTGCAACGTCTCTGTCACTGTGATCTCGTCTGTGCCCGTCGCCGCAATCGTAAACACATCGTCGTTCAGCACGCTGTTCATCACGTAGATTAACGCGCCGACAAAATAGTCTCGATCAAAGCCGCCGGTGATCTTCTTTGTGCTGGCGGCGAAGCTATAGGCGCCGTATTCATGGCTTTTGACAAAATGGTTTTTGCAGTGATCCATTACCTCGGCAATCATGCCCATGTCTTTACCTCACTAACTCTGCATCGCGTGCTGTATCTTTGCGTACAGCTGTTCTTTCGTGATCCCCACGGGCGCTGCCACGTCGAGTATTTTTGCCTGCTCTCTCAGTTCGTCCATTTTCGGCAATGGCGGTGCCTTTTCCGGCTCGAGTTCTATAGCAGGCGGTGTCATCGGCGGAGGCTGTACCTGTATTGGTTCCTGTTGGCTGGATGTTTCAAATTTGCCAGCATCGACTTTCGGGTTAAATTTCCCGTCCTTGTCCGCTCTGCCGATGATTCGCTTTGCTTTTTCACTCCAAATGTACGCCATTGGCTCGTAATTACCCATGGTTCCCTCCCCTATTTGTAAATTATCCACGCGTTGCCCGCGCCGCCGAATGTGAGCTTGATGGACGTTTCAAACGCAATCGGGCATCCGCTCAAGTCAACATGTGTATTATTGACAGCCGCCCATTTTGCGGTGTCGTTGTCTTTCATCGTCACGTCATACGCGCCATTGACTTTCAGATATGCCACTTTACCGGCGGACGTTTTGACGGTTTTTGTCTCTGCGCCCGCCGCGGTAATCAGTTCCGATATCCAGCCTTGTTCGACGTTTTGCAATAATATCTCTGTCGTTTTTAACTGGCTCATGCCATCACCGCCTAATATGCAGAGCCAAGCGCAATACGCCGCCAGTTCGTACCAGTGACCGTGTTGGCCGCAACGCAAACATACAGGTAGTTGGCGTCAACATACGTCTGATACTGCGCGCCCACAGTACCAGCAGCACCGCCTTCCAGCGTTGCCGCGCCAAACTCGCCATTTGCCATATCTTCAGTTGTCGTGGTCGCATTGCCAGCCGTGCCGGCCGTATCAGCCGTGAACACCACGGTATCACCAGCGCCGTCTGCAGCGCCTACGCCCTGAGTGTCGCTTGCTGTAACCGCCGCTACAAGTGCTGTGACAGCGTTAGCCGCCGAACAGTCTGCGCCTGCTGCTGTCGTTCCAAGCGTGGCCGCGTCAAACACATTCGTGCCTGCCGTGAATGTCTCTGTCGTGTCAATACTGTCACCTGCCGTGCCGCCCACAAGTGCTGTAAGCACGCAAGCATCGGTTTCAAATGCCGCCGCTGTGACATATTCACTTGCCGTATTATACCCATCTGTACCGTTGATGGCCGCAACGATCGCCGCCTGACAAGCAGCCAAATCAGCCCCGCGGGCAACGTCGCCATCGCCATTGGCGCTATCCGTCGGAACAATGGTAAACACCTTATCGCCAATCGTGAACGTGTCACCGAGCGCGGGATGTGTATCGACTGTGAGAGTGCCCTGCGATGCCGTCACGGATGCTGTGATATCGACCGCGATCGTACTGCCCGCCGTGAGGCTCTGCGCGGCGTCCGCACAAAACTCGTATACGTCAGCACCGACACTTACAGTCTCGCCGTCAATGACAACGCCGCTTAGAGTGAGCGTGCCGGTTGCTGCCGCTGCGTTTGTCGGCGTACCTTCCGCAAGTTCGATCTCGCCCGGCTGCAGCGAGCTATCGGCCAACGCGAGTGATGCCTGTACTGCTGCCGCAAGTTTCGCCAACGTGACACTGCCGTCTGCAACCGTTCCGACCGTCGCAAGTTTGCTGTTTTCCCCGTCGTGATCATGTCCCGCCGTGACGTCCATGATCGCTTCAATAAGCTCTTTGAGAAGCGGATTTCTGACCCGCTCTTCAAGTTTATAACCAGAATACATACCCATTTTTATTTATCTCCTTTTCAATGTAGGGGAGCGGTTTTATACCGCTCGCTCCATTCGTTCCATTGATCGCCCGTTAGGACGTCGCCAGCCCTGTGATCTTGCCGTGCGCGAATGCGGGACCGTGATCCAGCCCAAACATACCGAACACCTGACCCTGCTCAGCAGCGCCGGTTTTGGCAAGCTCTTCATAGAAGAAATTGCCCTTGCCGGGTGTCGGCTGGGTTACCGGGGTAATCACCGACATGTCAAACGCGCCGATTGTGTCTGTCGGCATGAATTTGTGTGTCGGTGCAATCGATATGTTGCCGTACTCGGTTTCAATCTGCTTGATGTTTACGCCGCCAACGTTCCTGTCCTCCGGCGCGTAACCATAGATGTCCTGCAGCTCCTGCTTTTGAAAGCTGTTCATCCACAGCCACACATCGATAAACGGCGCGCCGTTGTCGAACATGGTCTTAAACAGCTGCTGCAAGAGTGCTTTGCTCAATGCTGCTGTTCCGGCTGCAACTGCTGTTCCGCCGCTGAGTGCACACGCTGGAAGCATGCCGCGCGTTTTGTTCGCCTCGTCATCTGCCGCAGCAAGGTTATACACGCCGTTGAGGCACGTATACTCGATGTTGCGAGCGATAATCTTGAGGTTGTAATCGATCTGCCACGCCTTCTCATCGATGACGTTGCTCTGCTTGTTTGCGCTGTTGATCCCCGACAGCCTGCCGCGGTTCGCCAGTTTGTTATACGGGATATTCACCGCCTGGTGGAATATCTGCGTGACGTTTTTGACCTGCGCACGCACGCCCTGCGTCGCTGTCGGCGCCGTAAGCGAGTCGGTTTCCGTCACGGCAGGCTGCGCCGCCGCCGGGAAATCGTACTCCGAGCTCGTCGCGAACTCATAGTTTTCGGTCTGCATACCCCCGCCGGACATGCCGCCGATCTTTGTCAGAAATGGTGTCCTGACCTCGTCTGCTGTAAACAGCTCACCCCAATAATTCGGCAGGTCGTATACGCCCGCCGCGCCTGTTGCCTGTCCCATCTATTACATCTCCTTTAATAATTTGATTTATTGCAGGATGACTCCGTTCTCGAACGCCTCCTGCTTGATTGCAATGCGGTCTCTGTTCGTCTTTGCGCTGTTCATCTTTTCAGTCCATGCAGCCATGTCGCTGTCATCCGGGTCTTTCGGGTTTGCTTGCTTGCTGCCTTTGAGAAACTCTTTGGCAAATAGGCTCGGCTTCGACTCTTTAATCGGTGCCGTAAGCTTGTCAAAATCCTTTATCGACCCGTCATCTAAGAGCTCGACTGCATCTACGTCGACCAGCGTCACCAAATAGTCAATAGCATCCGGGTTTGCACTATCGCTAAGCAGCGCCCGCTCAAGCGCCGCCTGTTTCCTGACAGCCGCAACGCGCTTTTCAGCGTCCGTCTTATAGGTGTCATACTCGCCCTTCACTTTTTCAAGTTCTGCTTTGACCTCTGCGCTTGTGTCGGGTTTGTTTTTCAGTTCTTCAAGCTGCTCGTTGACCTTCGTCAGCTGCGCCTCTGCGTCATCTTTTGCCGCTTTCGCCTGTCGCAGTTCGTCTTTTAGCCCGTCGTGCTTTGCCGCGGGAACGAGTGTGCCGTCGTTTGTCACGCCGATTTCAATCGTTGCCTTTGCAAGCGCCTCTTCGACCTGTTTCGCGAGTTCCGCGCCAAGTGCTGTACTGATTTTTTCTAACAACGCCATTTTAA